GGCGTGTCCAAAAAAACTTGACCACAACATGCCGCTCTTACCGGCGTGAAGGCTGTGCATCACTTCCCCGTCGGCGCCTACGGTCATGGTGTTTTTTGCCTCTGCCATGACTACGGTGATCCCCTCTTCGGAGTTCGCCGAGCCGTAACCCAGATCGATACTGCCGGTCGGGCCCGTCAGGGATGCAGAGACGTCAATAAAAGAGTAAGTAGACATTTAGTTCCCCTTAACGGACCACGTTGATCTGCACGTCGCCATAATGAATAGCGCCAGCCAGCTTGATCGCCGCCTGAATTACCGGCGACTTACGCGCTTCCCTGTCGGATTGAGCCTGGTTAGCTACCGCGTCGGCGTAGACGTAGTAACCCTTGGTCAGGGTATCCCCGGATTCAATCTGGCCAATCGGGCCACCGTTCCAGACACCCGGAGCAATGAGGCCGTTATTTACCGCCTGATCCAGTGAGGCTTCGACGTTGGTCATTAACCGGGTTACGCCTGCGTCGGTCTGCGGGATTTTGGTGGCCGAGGTGTAAAGCAGGTTATAGAGATTGGTCTGAACGTAGTTCTGCAGCCAGTCCAGGCCATGCCGCTCATCAAAGAAATCACCGTTCGCCATCACACCCTGCTGGATAATCGCTGTATCGTTGGCGTAGTAGACGTAGACGTTACCGTTAATAGCATCAATAGCGGACGCCTGTGCGGTCGTCAGCGTTTCGTGCGTCACGCCCGGCTCGGTTTTGAACTTCAGGGTGATCGTGGTGTTGTTGCCGGTGAAATTCACCGTAAACGCACGGCCAAATGCCGAGATAGCGGCGTATTTGCTGCTGGAGCTGTACTGCCAGAACGTACGGCTGTAGCCGGCGGCTTTCAGCTTATAGCCGATGTTGTCGGTATTCCCCGAGACCAGCACATTCACATCAGCAGTGGTAACGGCCAGAATGCGGCTTAAGCTGGATGCCTCAATAGCAGCAGCAACGGAAATCACGTCAGCCTCAACCAGATCGGCGCTGTCGGCAATTGCCAGCCCGTACCAGTTGGTATACTGAAGGCAGGCATTAACGGCCTGTAGCAAGGTTTCCACCGCCCCGGCCTCTCCTTCCGCCAGCGTCTTCGCCCAACGGCCGATATAGACCAGCGTGGGTTTTGGTGATTGTGAAAAGAAGATGGTCGCTGCTTCGTATTCCGGGGAGTCAGCGCCAAAATCATCGCCGATATCTTCAATGGCCGAATACTGGCGAATGCGCTCGGTAACCGGAATAACGGTAGAGGTTCCCAGAATGAGGAGCGCACCGAAGTTTCGCCCCGTTGCCGCTACCGGTGACATGATGACGTCAACGTTAACGACATTGGAAACAGGTAAGCCCTGTGCCATGTTTTAATCTCCAAAAAATTGCACTGGCGCGTCGACCAGCGATTGAATGCCGTACTGGCGGATGATTTTGCGGCGCAGGTCAACGCTGATATCGTACCGGCGCACCCACTGGTTATTGATGAGTTCGGGCAGATTGAGGATCCGCCCATGCTGCAGAAATGTCAGGCCAGAGCGGTTGAGCTCGTCATTGTTCTGCGAGACCAGCAGACCGTCACGAAAGCGCGTGGCCATTGCCAGCCCCTGCGGGCCATAGAAGCACAAGATCAGGCTCACGGTCTCATGCGACCACTGTTCGGTGTTCTCTTCGCCCTGCACGTACGCCGGGTTGAAGTCCTCCTGAATGCCGGTGATACCGAACGCGCACCAGGTGGTGCCGTTTTTGGGTATCTGCTTTTGCGGGTCAGTCCAGCGTGGGTAAACCAGCGTGGCAGCCAGCCCTGTCACACCCCGTATCCAGCGGCTGATTAGCCGTTCCAGATCCTCATCGTAGGGCGGTGAATCACCGACGGGGGTCAGATATCCCGCCGTTGTGCTGTCGTTACTCAATTGGCGTTCCCCCGTCGAATTCCAGAAGCTCGCAATGCGCCTGAACGAACCCGGCACCGTACGCCGTATACGGGTCGACAAACGTCACACGATAATCTCGCCCGCGGTAGGTTACGATATCGGCATCTAATCCGGGTTGCCCCTGAGTCAGCCTGAACTGCGTCACGATGAGAATGGCCCCGTTGATGTTCTGTCCGGCGGCCATACGCTTCGCTTCCAGTGAACGGTCGACGGTTACGACACCAGAGAACGGAATAGCCTGCACGGTATTGGTTGGAAAATTATCTTCGTCCACTGTCTGCACCTGTCGATAACACACCAGAGACAGGTCGACAAAGTCCGGATCAAGCAGAACATCCGTCACATCGAGAAACGGCATTATTCTTTCCTCACGACATACTGAATCGCTCTGAACAGGAATCCGCGGGCACGCAACGGCTTATCGCCTGGAATGGGAGGCTTCATTTCTCTGCGCTTCTTGATGGTTTTTTCAGATAGTGGGGTCAGACGATCGCCTGCCTCAATGACAGCCTTTGAGGCATCACGCGCAATCTGGCCTGCGGCTTCAAGATGCATCGACGCCACATCTGCCTTACCTTCAAGCGCAGACTGAGCGGCCAGCTTTAAACGCTCTGTCGTTTTATCCCGGGAATCCTCAATACCCATGTCCAGAAATGGCCTTGGCGGCAGAGTAACGGTCTCACCGTCTATCTCTACGGTTGCCCCGGTGGACTGGAGATACCCCAGCTCAGCGTTGCTCAGCGGCGCATCATCGCGCGGAGGACCTGCCGGGATACCAACCAGCACATCAGTGCCTGACAGCTGCTTCAGCGCATCCAGAACGCTGCTGTAATTGTCTTCCCGAATTGTGAGCCCGCTTTTCATTCCGGCGTCCCCAGTTGAACCGCACCGGCACCAAACATCATCAGGTATTCCCAGAACTCCGATCCGTAACGGGAGTTGTTCCAGAAACCGGCATTAGGGTCCAGGGTTGCGCTTGCGTCATAACTGGCTGAAACCTTATCCACTGATTTCGCGGTCTGTATGCCGCTATTTATGCCACCAGCAGTACCCACAGCTACACCACGCATATCGGCGGCGTAAAGGTACATGTAGTGCGCAACATACAGCCCGACGATGTAGGGAAAGATATCCACGCCAAAGCGCGACTCACTCAGCATGGCATCAGCAAGATTCAGTCGAGCCTGAATCATTGGCGTGGGGTACTTTGTATCGTCAGCGAACTGCGGAAAGGTTGCCCTGAACTGCTCAGGCGTCGGCAGACTTTGATTTCTTGCCATTATTGGTAGTCTCCGGCAATTGCGCTTCGAGTTCAGCAATACGCGCGTCTTTCTCGGCGATTTTTGCTTCCAGCTCAGCAATGCGCGGGTCTTCTGCGACCGCTGGCGCTTCGCCATCCGGAGAACAGTGCGCTTTTACGAACCAGTGATCAGCAACCGTGTCATCGACGTCGTGGAAGCCAACCGGGAAATGCTTTTGCTCTTTGCCGTCGTTGAAGTTAAACGGGGAGAGTACGTAAATCTTTTTCATTGCAAGTCCTCATGAGCGGCCCTTTCGGGCCGCCGCAGGTTAGATGCCGTCGACGTAGGCCAGAGTTTCCGGATAAACCGGCTCTACTGCACCCAGCTTGCCGTAATAGGTTACGAGCTGATACAGGCCGCGATACTGGATCGGCACGCTCATCAGCGGAACCATCGGGAAGCGAACGTATTTCTTGTCGTTGGTGTAGAACATCATGCGATCAGAGTTCGACACGCCACGACCTTTCGCCCATTTCACCGGACGGATGTTCAGAGGACGCCCGTTCTGGTGGTATGCGATGGTGTTGGTTTCCAGATAGGTCAGCAGGGACTGGTTACCAGCGCTGGATACGATGGTGCTTGCCAGCAGAGAGAACTGCTCCGGCGGGATCAGCATGTCCGTCGGTACCATGGAGTAAGCTGAGTTGGCCCACGCAGCACTCAACCCGGCATTAATGCTCGCCCGGATTTCGTCAGCGGTGGAGGTCGCCCAGGTCTTCGCGGCGTTGGTCGGCGTTACCTGCGTCAGGTTCAGCAGGCCTTTAACGTTCAGACCGGAATCGCCGATATAAACCTGCTCGTCCGTGTCCATGTTCCACTTCAGCTGCATGCCGTCGTACTTCTGCGTGTCGATCGGGCGACCAACCTGCGCAGCTGCCTGCAATTCAGGAACGGTCCAGCCAAGCTCCATACCCCACAGTGTGAGCGGGAAGCCAGTTTTTGCGATGTCGACGTTAAGTCCAGCCATCGCGGTCGCGGCTTTGCTAAGCCAGTTTTTACCGTTAGCATTCGGCGTACCGGCAGCAGCAAAAGTGGTGTTAGTGAACGAGCTGATCTCATCAGCAATAGACACGTCTTCACGCAACTGGATATCGCGCGACCAGGTGAAATTCACCAGCGGCAGATTCAGTGTCTGATCGAGACGCTCCAGCTCATGGACAAGAAAGGCACCAGTGCCGTCGACTGTCGCCTGGTCAAATGTCATTGGCATTTGCGATTTCCTTAAATATTGAAGGCCAGCTCAATGTTGCCGCTGGTGTCGCCAGGGCCATTGAAGTAAGCGTTAGTGATCTGGACGGTATTCGAGCCATCAGCGGCGGCAAGGAACGCGCCGAGAGGGCTTGAGGCGGATGGTGTGGCCACTCGCATGTAGACCGGGCCATGCAGAGCAACGCTGGATGCATCCGCGCCGATGTTTACCGTGACGTAACCACGTACCAGGCAATCGCCGGTGAAGTTTTTACCGCTGCCTACCTGCTGGACTTTATCCGGCTGGCTGGCGGTCGGATACGGACGAACATAAATGCCCACCAGCACCGACGCTGTATCGCTCGCAGCGATTGGCACAAATTTCCCGGAGGAAATCTTGCCGCCAAGGCCGTAAGCGGGGAAAAGGTTGGAGGAGTCCAGCAGTTGAGGTTCAACCGTCAGATCCTGCGGACGAGAAATTGCCCCGGCGATGCCCGCTGGCATCCGGTAAAGAAATGTATTACCCATTAGTTAGCCTCGTTTAGACCAGAATTCCTGCGCGGCCTGATTCATACCGGCAATGGTTTTAACAGTGGTGGCAGTCTGCGTTTGCAGGCTGTCGACGGTTTTGGTATTGCGGTTTTTCGCCAGCTCAGAAACAGCCGTGAAAGCCATATCTACCGTGGCTTTTTTCAGCTTGCTGATATCGGCATCACCGACAATAGAGCGAACCAGAGATTGATCGGCAGAGGCAAGCACCTGGCGCTTGAATGCTGTCGGCTTCGCCTTTTCTGGCAACTGGATGCCTGGCTGAATCAGATCGGCACGATAAGCGGCATCGCCGGTAACCTTACCCTCCTCTTCCTTTTTCTCCTCTTCATCCTCGGCATCGCCGGTACCAGGAGCAGCTGCCGCAGGCGTGAGTTTGGCCACCGCCTCAATCAGCGCCTTACCCCATGCAGGAATTTCTTCCTCACCATCGCCAGTACCAGGCAATGCCGGGCCGGGAAGCGGATTTTGCGGTGCAAGGTTGATGACCACTCCGCCGGGTGTCATAGAGGTCGATACATCGTTATCGCCCGTGACATCATCAGGCGGGTTATCAATGAGACTTGCCATTTCGGCAGCGTCCCCGGTTTTACGGGCCTTCAGGAGCCGGGTAAACCAGTTTTTAGTAGTGCTTGGCATAGAATCCCCTATTGCACAACGGAAACCGGCCCGCCCGTTAGGGACAAGGGCCAGATGGTTAGCGGTAATCGCAGATTGCTTTGCGAGACCAGGTGAAATCTGTTCGTAATCGGCGTCGTACCCGCAGCTGACCTCGTCATCACCATCATCAATGGCCTGCAGGGCTTCCGGGGTTTTGACGATGACATCAGCCAGCAGCAGATCGATTTTATCGTCCGTGCCACGTCGTACGTTCTGGATGTGCCCGTGAGCCAGCTGGCGCCAGTTATCAGGGGTAACAAAGATGATCTGCCCGTCAAAATCTCGCGGATGGCCGATAGTGACTGCCATTCCTTCGAATGACGCCATGGCTCGCTCGCTGAACACCTCTTCTGGCATCCGGCGTACGATGACCTTCCCTCTGTCGTTTGGGACAAGCTCAGGCCGCTCTGTGGCGTCGTACTCCTGCTCACCAGTCCTTGCGATCGGGACGTCCTTAAACAGGACAGACCCATCAGCAAGTTGAAAGCGGGTATTACCCAGGCGGGTTTTAAAGAAATATTTCATGGGTTACCTGCTGAATTGCGGGCATTGAAAAGGCCGCTCATTGGCGGCCTGTTATTTTACAGGGTCAGGTATTTGCACTTCCGACCAACACTTGCAGTTAGGCAGGCACCCGGCGTGTCCAGTCATGCCATCGAGCGTTGGCGGGCTATCCCAGCGCACAAACTTATCTTTCATTTTTCGGTGTGAGGGCCTGGTGCCTGCACCTTCAATGCGCCACCAGTATCCCTCTGATCCAACTGCCAGAGCCCGTGCCTGGGTCAGTGCGCCAGTTGCGCGCCCTATCTCTGTGCGGGCTATCATCCGCGCCCTGCTGGCCGCCACGTCACCGGATTGCATGATCATCTCGTAAAGCTGATCGGGGCGCTCACCATGGATGACAGCCTGTATCGCACGCTCCTGAATTTCCCTGACACGTCCGGCCGCCTCTAATGGCAGAGACTTCATGTAGCGAATCTGTCGGTAAACGATGTCTTGCGCCACCATGCCGACAGGAGTGTTACCAATCACGTCACGCAGACCAGCGGATATTTCTTCCGAAACAGAGCGCCACTGATTCCACTCTTCACGCTCCACCTGGGCAAACATCTTTCGACCGACCATTTCGGCCCAGTCGTCGATCACCCCGGAGTAGTCAACAAGCGATTTAGCAATGCTCTCAGCGCTTGCCTGTGAACCATCGTAGGAACCCGTGACGATTTGATTTATCTGGTCGACTATCGCCAGTAGGCTTTTCTGATACTGGACCTCCGATCGGCGGCGGAGGGCTGGTTTCAGATTCAGTCTCCTGCCACTGTTTCGCCGCATTCTGGATATCCTCATCGCTAATTGAAGCACCGATGCCGGTAACGTCAGACAGCTCGCGCAAATCAGTCAGAGCAGCAGCCGGCGACATGCCCAAATCACGCACCGCGGTTGCAAGAGCGGTAGTTGTGTTGGTTGCCACCGTGGAGCGATCGGTGTCGCTCATCTGCCACAGGGGGTTAAACTCAAAGGTGAAATCTTGCGGCAACGGCTCGCCAAACTCTGAGCGATGCAGTACATCGAATAACAGGCGGATGTGAGGCCGTAAATCTCGCTCCTGAAGCGCTCCCACGTCGTCGTAGTAGTTCGCGAGGTCAGCGTCACCGGTTGAAAAACCCTTCGGTGACTGGCGGAACAGACGGACAAGAGGAATGCCAACAGCACCCGCGATATCCTCTTTAAACTCGCTAAGCAGGTCAGACAGCCCTGCGAAAGAATAGGAATGTGTTTCAAATTCGTCCTCCGAATCAAACAGGGACATACCCTCGTTCGTCTGGTACTGGCGGACCATCTCCATATTCTTGATAAGCGCCTCAAACGCTTTACCGCCTGTGGCGATAATTTCACGCAGCTTTTTAATCTTTGCCGTTCGCAGATGTGCCTTGTAGGCAAGCTGGGCGGCGCCGACGCTGGTGCTATCGTAGGAAGTCAGGCGATCGAAGATGCGCTCGACAATGGACATCCCCCATTCGTTTTCGGTGATTTTCTGCTGATACGGCAGTTTCACACCATCCATGCGGATCAGGCGGCTGTGGTGAACAGTCCACGCAGGCAGCCCCTGCGCCGTTGTCACGATGTCATAGAATTCAGGCTTGCCGAGGTTAGGACCAAGTGCCTTAATGCGCCTGGTGAGCTGTGGGTTAATCATCCAGCGGTCAAGTACAGCCAGACCTTTAAAGCTGCCCTTGCCAACCTTATCCAGCACCAGCGGCGTCAGCGGTGCCTGACCTTCAATCAGAATCAGTGCCACCGCCCCGCCATACAGCCGGGACCATTTCAGCGTCTCGTTGATGCAATCCCAAAGCTGAAGCTCATCGAACCGTGATTCCAGAATGCCACGACGTTTCGGGTCAATCTCACTGGTGATCCGCACGCCCTTTTTGGTCATATCGTCCGCTTTCGAATCGACTGCGGCGCCAATAATCCAGGAGGAACGATAAGCCCACTCGATGAGCAGGCGGTTGCGGCTGGTATAGTTCGCCCTGTAGGTCGATGCGGCATGCTGATTAGGCTGCTGCATACCGACACGGGCAACAAAGTTATCGTACGAATCCGCCGTGGCGACTCGTCCTGTTTTCTTCGCCATGGTGACTATTCTCCGGCTTTTTTGGTACTCGTGGCGGATAGGATAATTTGTTAAAAAACGACCCGATTTAACATAATGACTGTTACCCGCACCAGCCGTGTAATGGCTCAATAGTAATGTCCGCCTG